ATTAGATTATGTCCTTCGGCAAATTCATTGGAATTGATAAACACCCTTTCAATGTCATTTTGCGCAAAGTCCTTAAATCCCATGATTATTCACCTAAGATATTGATGAGTTCTTCACGAGTAGCGTTTTCCGGAACATCCAATTGTTCAGCAGAGGCCATTACGCGAAGTGCTTCATCAGATAAGAGTTCCAAGTTGACGTCCGCATCAGAAGCAAGGATATCGGAAATCATGTCCGCCTTTGTGGCTTTGCTTGCAAAATCAAGTCCAATAGATTTACCATAATCGGCGATATCCGCATTCGTCATAACGCCAAGAGCTACGGCTAACGAGTCTTCTGCATTGTTTTTATCATCATCACCAACTACAACAGCTGCGCCTAAACGAATTAGGCGCTCTTCTTCATCTGCAGTTAAATCAGAGATAATATCACCAGGATTATACACATAATCGCCGGTATTAATCGCGTGCTTAGCTTGTACAGGCATTAGTCTTGCCTCCTTTCAATTACAATACGTCCGCTACGAAGTAGGAATCTACATCAAATGGAACGTAAATAGGACGAGATTGCAATTCTAAGAACACCGCATCAGGGTCACGATTAACCAATCGACGTAATACATATTCACCTTCATAGGTTACAAAGTCCATACCTTCACCAGGGATGATTGTATTAGCGCCATACAATTTAGTGAATTTAGCCATATCAGAAGCTACCAACAATTTACCGGCAGGTACCATTTCTTTTTCTTGGCCATCTGTTGGATCAACATAGTAATTATCGTAAGTAAACACATTACATTGAATTTGACCGCCCATGAAGCCAACATAAACAGCACCTTCTGCCATTTGTTCAAATTGCAAAAGGCCCATTTCTGTACGACGGTTATCGAACAATGCTAAGATTTTTTTATCAGATAGCATTACTTCTAATGTTTCAGAGTTCATGACCAACGTATTTGGATTAAAGCCGGATGCTTTCAAACATTTCTTTTTCCATTTGATGATGTTGGCCACAATTTCTGCTGCAGATTGGCCCCAACGTGCAGTACCAGATAATGTTTCTTTATTTGTGAAATTAAAGTCTACAACGTCATCAATGCCTTCACCTTTAATGTGTGCTTGGCCATTGAGTAATACATCGGCAGCCATAACTTCTTGGGAACGTACCAAGTTATCTTTTAATTCTTGCGTATCTTGCGCCAAGAGTTGGATTGCACGTTCTTCAGGAGTTACAGTGCCTGCAAATGGCTGTTCACCAGCTAAACGAACCTTGATATCGTTTTCAGTGATAGCACGTTTTTCTTTCTTTTGTGCTGGTTTGTAAGTAGTTGTAGTCATGCCTGTGCGTTGAGATAAAGGTGCTGTAGAGTTAGGTGCCACCCAAGGTGTAATAGTACGGCGACCTTTTACAATGTCAAAAGAAACTGTTTCTGTTAAGAATGTTTTTGTATCTTTGAAAAATAAGTCTTTCAAAAAGGATGGCACATCGGGAGTACGACGAACCACCGCAGCAAGTGTTTTTGGTGCGTAAATATTATCCATGTATCCTCCTTATTAACGGAAATAAATGTTGCGGGCTTCAGCTTTCGCCGTGAAGTCTTCCGCTGTTTTGCCAGAAGCAAATACTAAATTCGCTGTAGCAAATTCACCTGTTACAGCAATTTCGGCTACTACATCGCCTTTCGTAGCATCAATATCAGCTAACGCTACACCGTATACATCTGTATCCGCACGTTTAGCTTTTTTAGATGCAGCTTCAAATTCTAATACTGTACCTGCCTTAATTACTGAGGCATCTTGACCAATTGTTACTTTTTTTGTAACGACTGGCATTTGTGTGCCAGCAATTAGGGGTTTGTACTCTAACTTTTGTTCTTCCACATATGGCATATTATCTGCCCTCCTTATTTCTTATTGCGTGCTTTCATTACACGATCAACAATTTGCATTGTTTTTTCAGAATCATCGATATCCTCGTCAAGCACTTGACCAGGGACCGTGTCAACTTGATTAGATGCATTGTTAGCATCTTGCATTAATTGCTGTAATTGATTAGTTGGTTGTTCAGGTTGTGGCATATTGAGTAATTCAACAGCTACATCTTGAACAGTAGCGTATGTTTCATATTTAGCGCGATTGATTACCTCTGCGCGTGCTTCGTTATTAATCCCATCAAGAGCTTGTAAACGTGCACGTTCAGCAGCAACACCCGCATTAAATACTTCATCATATACGTCCGCATAATCTGTACGTAACAATTCAGTAGTTACTTCCATTGGCTCCTCTCCTTTCTCTTCATATTTATCAACAGGCAACCCTTTGAGCACATCCATACTCATCGGTAAGCCATTGACAATTAAGTCAGTGCCTTTACGGCAGGCAACCATTTGCAAGGATTCATCTACACTTGTGCAGAACCCTTTCTCCAATGCTTCCCTTGCTGTTAACCAAGTTTCGTCATCCATCATGGTTGCGATTTCTTCACGAGTTAACCCTGTGCGGGCTTCGTAAATATCGATAAGATTTTCTTTTGTTTTACGCAATGATTCTGCAGCTTTTTCAAAATCATCAGCTTCACCAAATGCATAGGAACTAGGGTTATGAATCATCATTTCACTGCCTAGTGCCATATGGATTTCATCCCCTGCCATTGAAATAATAGAGGCAATGGATGCCGCTAGGCCTTCGATAATAACAGATTTCTTATTTTGTAAAGCGCGCAATCGGTTGTAGATTGTAACGCCTGCAGATACTTCACCGCCTACAGAGTTAACATGTAATACGATGTTTTGAGACGGATCCAAGCCTTGGAGTTGTGATAGTACGTTAGAAACGCCTGTATCCTCGTCCCAATAACTGGCCCCATTCACGACTACGCCGTAAATGTCGACGTCAATCGTCTCCGCTTCCTGAATCAGATTTAGCGGAGTTCGAATTTTGAACTGAAATTTGTTGTCCTTGTTCATTCAACAATCCTCCTTCATCCATAGATTGGTGTTCACGAATACGTTGTGGTAAGATTTCATTTTCATAATCCATACCGGTAAGCTCTGCCGCTTCCTTAGCACGAGTACTAAATGCATTCTTAACACGAATTTCTGCCGCAGTAGCTTCCTTCTGTGGGTCTAATTGGCCTTGTGAAGGTCCGTACCACTCAGCACCTAGCCACGCCTCTCGGATGATTGGATCATCAAAGAAACCTGGCGCATCAATGCGACCTAATAGAATGGCCATTGTAAGCCACTCTTCGTAAATAGGATTGCAAAATTGAGTAATAAATTCGGAACGTTGCGTTTCAACAGACTTCCAATATTCGAGTAACGCCGCCCGTGATGCGGAGTAACTTTGACCAAAGTGCTTAACTAAAATTTCATAGGGAATTTCTAACGCTGCACCTACGTGGCTAATAAGTGAGGACGTAAAGTCCGCAAAGCTCGAAGGTATTGGAGTTTTTTCGGCCACATTCACTTTTTCACCAGGCGCCAATACATTTACCGTACCGTTACCTAATTCGATTGTTTCATCGCTTTCGGCATCCACTTGATCATCTTCATCAATTGCTGTCCCCAGCGACATGTCGTCCGGCGCTTCCGATTCGATGAAGATTGCCATCAATGCATTAACTAATACTTTCATGACTTCCGCATCATTGTACCGACTAAGCACTTTCAAGTCCTCAATTACTGGGGACAATATTGGAATACCACGCAACTGGCCGCTTCGCTCAATCGTCATAACTTGAATAATATTCCGTCGCCCAGTTTGTGTTCCGTACTTCGGAATATATGTGTAGTCATGATCATCGTTAAAAGAGTTGTACAGCTTATTTAATACGTAGAATCCAACGGCTGCGCCATATTTATTGAACTTAACACCGTGAATGACATCGTTATTCTCATCTTCCTCGCGCCCTATATATTTAGGCGGAGAAGCTACAAGAATCGATTCAACAATCTGCAATCGCAATGGATATGGGTTCTTATCCGTTTGATTAAGCAACAATGGTAAATTTACAAATGAATCGCCGTACAATAGCTTTTCATAGTACACTAAAGCCTGAATTCCGTAGAAATCGGTCTGTTCACGCGCATCGCAGTGCTTGGCCCACATTGCAAATTCACGTTCGGTCTTACGTTCCCAAGCGTTCTTTTCTTCGAACGTTAACCCCAACTCCTCGTAGCGGATATTAGCCTTAAATCGTAGGCCCGGACCAATAACATTGGTTTTATTCGTCTTTAACGCACCCGCTGCAATCGGTGTACCTTGTTGTAGGTCTACAGATCTTGCCCGTAGCATCCTAAAGTTAGCATCGATATCATGCCTTGCATCTTGAGAGTTAACCAGGTACCCCTTTGCGCTAGACTTAAAACTGTTAGCGCCATGATTAGAATAGCCTGAGTTTGTTTTACTCCCAGAATACTGCGTTGATTTGTGCCTTCCTGCTGCGGTTTTCATAAACTGTTTCTTACGTTTACTCATATATCCCGCGGAATGACACGATATGCACGCCGTCGAGGTCTATTCTCGAGCCTTGCTACTTCATTACGCCAAAAGTTGATGCGGTCTTTCACCTCTTGCACATTCGCACGAGTTAACCGACGATTACCAATGGTGTACTCTTTGCCCGTTGCCAATGCTAAATCCGCCTCTAGCCACGCCTGTAAATGCTCTTTTGCCTCATATATTGTCCATTCTGCCATCCTTTCACCTCCTTTCAGGCATTAAAAAAGCGCCCATGTTGAGCGCTTAGACTTGTGCCACTCACGGAATCCACCGCGTGGCACAGTCACTATATCTTGATGCCTCCTCCTCTAACACGTCGTCTCGTTCGTTTCTTCGGTGCCTCGCCCGCTTTTACTACTCGCGCCGTATTCTGATACGGCGTATACTCTTCCTTACTATTCCGAGCCTCTAATGCATCGAAATTCGGATTCATAATAGCGATAGCGGCTTGATTATAGTTTCTAATATCGAATGGTTCATTTCTTTTACGCCCTGGTCGCAGTACCCATTGCTCTTTGAAATGGCCATTAACTAATTTAGACACTTTCATTTCTGCTAATAGGCCCTCGAAGTATTTCTTCCCATACCCTTTTTCATGGTCTTTTGGAAAGTGGCAATACCTCGGCTGGCCTTTTTCTTGGTTCAAATCGCTATAAATTTGTTCCTTGCCCGTATCTACGCCAAGCTTAAATAATTTAGTTTTGTACTTCTTCAACTTTGTAGGCAAGCCGTCAATCAGGTCTTTACCTGCACCGCCTACGCCCTTAATAGGGTAAACGCGCTTATGCCATCTAGTTGAGCAGTACTTATATACCGATTGGGTCTTACTACCGCCAGAGTCAATACACGTAACGGATACGCCCCTTTTTCTGCCATCGGCATAAGACCATGTCCGGTTTAAAATAATATCGTCCAATTCTTTCCATACGGCGTCGTAAGCGGGGTCCCCATATAATCTGAAGTATTGTATACCCCAGCTCTCATAATCTTTCCCCCAGCCTACAATTTCACACTCTAAGCGGTCGTCCTGCGTATCGACGCCACAGGTTAAGAGTAGTACTCCGTCTGGTAGCTCAGCTCCGTAGTCCTCCCTGCGTTCGTAAAGTTCTTCCGATTGCAGCGTTTCTGTATCCTCTTCGTAAGGAATACCCATTTCTGTATTAAAGAATGTCTTAACGCCAGCCGTCCCGAGTTTAGTCGCCTCTTCGTATTTATCTTGAAGTTTCCCCCAGGATGCCCAAGGCGAGCCGAACGCATTCATGTGAAAGCTTCGGCAATTGTACTTCTTTAAATTCTCCGGCGCTTCCGCAATCCATTTGCCCTCTCGATACAGTTTCTTCCACTCGAACTCTTCGGATAGTGTTCCGCAATGATCACAAGCCAAGTAGTACTTGCCCGTGTCCTCGTCTGCGTGGAATTTATCCCATGACGGATATACATATTCACCACAAGCAGGGCACTTAATATGCCACACCTCTTGCGTACCGCCTAGATACAATTTCTCTATCCGGCTGGTACCTTTGGCCAATGGCGTAGATGCGTACACGTGCTTTCGATTGTAGAACGTATTAGTACGCTTTTCTGCTAGGCTCAAAGGGTCGCCTTCCGTGCCTGCTGATGCTGGATAGCGGTCAATTTCGTCCGCTAGTAATACACGAATTGGCCTGGACGCCAAATCTGCTGGAGCGTTCGCACCGACTAATGTCAGGTAACCGCCAGGAAAGGTCTTATTCAATACCGTATTGCCACTGTCCCGAGATTTTACATCGGCCATTTTATCGTTCAATACTTTTGTGTCACGAATAAAGGGAGCAATACGAGTTTTTGAAAACTCCTTGGCTATATCTTTTGTTGGCTGCATGAACATAATTGGTGATGGAAAGTAATCAATAAAATAACCCAACACATTTTTAATGAGCTGGGTCTTACCAATTTGCGAGCCGGTCATATATACTATTTTTTCAACATCAGGGTCACTCACCGCATCAAGCATTTCCTTTTGATAAGGCGCCCTATCGGTGGAATACTTCCCTGGTTCAGCGCTATCCTCTGTGGAAAGCACCACATTAGCGTTGGCCCATTCCGACGCAGTAAACTTTGGCGGCGGCTTTAATACACTGGCCAATCCTTTAAACAGGTTGCATGTGTGTTTCAATCACCTTCACCCGCCTCATCGTCATCCACAATGATGTCATCAGATTCATCGTGGAACATGTTAGGGTCATATTCAGACAATTCCGTTAAGCACTCATTCACTTCATCAAGAAGTGCATCTTGAATGACTAACAAATTTGTCTCCCCTAGCACTTTAGGCGCTGCTTTTAATGGTAACGCCTGGAGCTTACTTTTAAAGTTATTCAACATTCGATTCATTACGGCTTTAACTGTGTTCGAGCGGTGCAATTCTCCGTTCATGATCTTCAGTTTGTTTTCTTCAATCATCCGTTTTGTTCTAGTTAACAAAGTTCGTTCCGCATCATACCCGCCTTCACGTGCTTTCTTTTCGAGTTTACTTTCTCCGGTTTTATACGCAATAAATGCTTGTACTGTTTTCGCAATATTGTACTGTCCGCGTTTTTCCTTTTCGAATATACCGTCCTCGGTCAACTGCTGAACTCGTCGAGAGCTGATTCCGAGTACTTTTGCCACAATTTTAGATGATACTAATTCGTCAACGATTGATACGTTCGTCACAGTCTCGCCTCCTTTCAAAAGTTGACCGTTTTTGAAGCCGAACAGCAGTTCGGAAAAATAACTAACTAGCTATTCCGCGGGGTTCGGATGACCCACGCAAAATATTTTTTGTTTGGAGTACCTTAATGGCCCCGGGTATGTCTGAGGTACTAGCCCCCATACATGCCCCCTCGCCAGTGCTGTTTACGTGAATGTTTCATCATATCTTTAGCAAAGGCTTTGGCTTTACAATTACCTTTACTGCCAAGGACAATAGCATTAGCAGTACACTTATTACGTTTGTTATGTAAACAATCTTTAATATGGCAAGTAATATCTGTCATACTATTCTCTCCTTTCTATTGGCAGTCAGATTCTATTTTATTTGTAGGCTTAATCAATATCACCATAGGATGGCAGTAATTTGTTATAGTTAAGTACTCAAGGAAATCTCTTACATTATGTATTGGTTGTAGTTAAACAAGGCTATTATATTTTACGTCCAAGCATCTCAAAGGTGTCGCGAATTTATTTTGATATAGTTTGTTATTTGAAAGGATTACATTTGCATTACGAACAGGTACCCCCTATGATGATATTGATTAAACCTGCATAATACAAAAGGACGCCAAGTACATCTGGCGTCCTTTTCTTATTCACTTCCTGTGAAGTTTCCCAACTTTCACACCTACAGTATACCACATGTCGATGTACTGTTTTGTATCGTTTTGTATTGTCCACGCTATTTCAATCTAGCACGTATACGTCCTACCTCTACCAGGGCCCTATCGTGTAGCTCGCCTCGTACTCTTGCCTCGCTATAGAATAAGATACCGGCTAGCTCTTTCCAGCTTTTCCCTTGTACATATCGCTCAGTCAGTAGGACCGCCAACTCATTTGGCCGTACTTGGCTAATCACCCAACGGACTTCTGCTTTAATGGCTTTTAACCTTTCTATTTCCTTTCGTTGCAGTTCGACACATTGCTCAATACCAGCTACTATACCTGATAAATCGCCGCAATGCCCGCCGGATATCCTATCCTTGCTATAGTCCGTGGCGGACAAGGTATCCGCCTTACGTTCTATCTGTGCCTCAATATCACGCTTAATTGAATCTATGCGGTCATCAATTCGTAATATTTGTTGCATGTACTCTTTATCGGTCACTCTTCCGCCCCCTTACAATATTTCCAAAGTTCATATAGCTTATATTGATCCTCGTGCTTACGACTCACCGTCCAGGGGCTTTTACCCTCGGCATACACAAGTGCGTTACCCGTACCGCCCCACACATCATCAATACGATAGAAATGCCTATGATACCAATGCTTGTTGTCATTTGATACTAACACGCAGTCACCTTGTTTAAAGTGTTCCATTCCCCATCACCTCATTGATGTATCTATCCAAATACCAACGCGCTTTTTTTAGGTCTTCGAGCTTATCGCCCTTATACCCAGCACGTGCGATGTACTTGATAACATTGCCAAGATGGTATGGAAGCTGTTGATCTTCGATAAAGTCAATCACCTCAATCTTACCTCTCGTATAATGCGATGGGTGGTTCACGGCATCATGTTCAATATTGCCATACAGTTTATCCTTATCTGCAACAGTTGGCACATACACAGTTAACTTTTTACTGTCTTCCTTCTGTCTTTCTTCTGTCTCTTTACTGTCTACTGTAGTCATTTTTGCTTCCTCCTCAACTTCCTTCTTGGATTTATGACAGAATTTAATTGCACAATCGGGGCAATATTTACGTGGTCGCCCCTGTGGCTTTCTAAAATATTCAAACGGCTCTCCACAGCCTTCGCATTCTCTAACTTCTAATTTAGTACCTGCCGGCGGAGGCGTCATAACTTCCATGCACTCCGGACAATAATCTTCCGAAGTCTTAACCGTAAACTTCGTACCGCACTTTCTACATTTTTTTTGCATAACGTTTTACTCCTTATACAACTCTTTACGATATTTAATGGCTTCGAGTAGTGCATCTTGCCCTACTTCCTTGCGCTCTAAGGCTTTCATCACTTGCTCATCCATCGTCCCTTTTGTTACTAGATGATGGATAATCACGGGTTGCGTTTGGCCTTGCCTATGAAGCCTTGCGTTAGCCTGTTGATATTGCTCTAGGCTCCACGTTAATCCATACCAGACAATGATATTGCCACCAGCTTGAAGGTTTAGCCCGTATCCAGCCGACGCGGGATGGGCCAGTAACATTTGAATGTTTCCTTTGTTCCACTCAGCTACATCATCGTCGGTCTTTAATTCGACAGCTTTTGGAAAGGCCTCTTTAATCGCTTGCAGGTCATGTTTGAAATTGTAGAATACTAACATCGGTTTTCCCTCATTTGTTTCTACCAATTCTTTCAAGCGCTCAACCTTTTCATTGTGGACGATAATGGTTTCTCCATCATCTGTATAGATAGCCCCGTTAGCCAGTTGTAATAGCTTACTTGTCAGTGCTGCTGAATTCAAAGCGCTCACGTCGTCTGAATCTATTAGACTCAATACGTGAGTGTACTCCATTATTCTATATAGCCCATACTCCTTGGGACTCATTTCTACCGTGATTACGTTTTCAATACGTTCCGGAAGATTTAGGTAATCCTTTGCTTTTAAGCTCATACAGATATCTTGCATCTTACCGAATATAGCTTTATCTCCTCCTGGTAGTAGACGGTAGCTGTAGACGATATGCCCGTTTGTTTTATCGGGGGTAAAATATCGTAATCGATACTCAGTAAGGGTTTTACCTAGTCGTTCACCGCCATCTAACAAATACATTTGCGCCCATACATCCATTAACGTATTCGGTGCCGGTGTACCAGTTAAAATGACTACTCGTTTGAAGAAAGGCCTCATTTTACGCAGCGCCTTAAATCGTTTAGCCTGTGGATTCTTAAACGATGAACTTTCGTCAATAACTAACATGTCAAAAGGGAACGGCTTCTTATGATAATACTCATACAGCCATTGCACATTCTCACGATTCATCACATAGATATCAGAATCACTTTGAAGGGCTTTGATGCGGTCCTTTTCAGGGCCTAGTACAGATGCTATCTTCAAATAGCTTGTTTCACTCCATTTATTAGCCTCTTGCATCCAGGTCGATTCGGCTACTTTCTTAGGTGCAATAAGCAGCACTTTCTTAATATCGAATTGATCATACATTAACTGCTCGATAGCGATTAATGTAGAAACGGTCTTGCCCAATCCCATATCAAGTAACAGCCCATAGTGTGTATGGTCAATGATTCTTTGAATTGCTATTTTTTGATATTCGTGTGGATGAAAGTTCATGAATCGCCCTTCTTATATCATCAATAAACAATGTAGCCCCAGGCTTACCGGTAACTACAGAAACACTAGCGCCCAGCTTTCGCATTCGTTCTATCTGCACGCGTTGGTTGGGCCTTAATCGCCCTTTCTCGTCCTTTAGTTCAGCGAACACGACTAAGCCCCCCGGTAAGATTACAATCCGATCAGGCACCCCGTCATTTCCCGGCGATACGAATTTCATATATATGCACCCCAGATTTTTGAGTTGATTTCCCAACCAACGCTCGATATCTTTTTCCACGTTCTCACCTCATTCTCATTTAATAATTGGACACACCCTCGGACACGCCTACGAACCCACGTGGCTACTGGGTTTATGGGGGGGGTGTGTCCA